TTGTTGTTGAAGACAGGTATCAAGAGAAGCTTTTACGGCAAAGCTTTGATTGAATTAAACAGACGATTACTTGAATTATCTGGTTTTGGTGATGGAAACATCACTACACTTCATTGGCCTAATCCTCTTCCAACTGACAAGATTTCTGAAACAACTTCTGACCAATTTGAATTAGCTTCTGGTTTGGTATCAAAGCGTACACTTTCAACAAAAAGAGGTTATGACTTTGATCAAGAGCTTGAGTATATGAGTGAAGAACAAACTAATAACACTACTCTAGGTGAAAACTTGATTAATGCAATGAGGAATGGACAAGGTTAAATTATGAAATATGGACAAATTGCTTTTGAAGCTTATTGTGAATCTATAAATTTTGTTACTTATGATAATAAACCCATTCCTAAATGGGAATGTTTATCTGCTCAGATTAAACAAGCTTGGGAAGACGCTGCTAATGAAGCTATTAAAGCTTATGCAGTTGAGTATGTTCTGTAACTGTTAAAAATAACCTTCTAAATTCAACGTTTCACACTTCATTAATACAAACATACCACTACGTAAATTAAATCAAATCTAGAATCTGATTTTTAACTTATACGGTAATGAGTGTATTTTACCAGTGTAATTTTATGTTATGTCAGGCTATTTTAAAAATAGGAGCTAATATGAATCCTCTTGAACTAGCATTCAATAATCCTAAGTTTGTTTTGTTTTGGAAGAACAATCAATCTGTACGTAACTTTGTAGCTACAAAGCCTTATGAGTTAAACAAGCTTGTGAATCTGCTTAAAAGTATTGATGAGTTATGCCTACAGTAATTGAAACAGCCGACAGATTCAGAAATCAACTTAGAAGCAAGGAAACATCAGCAACCAATGATCTGTTGACTGCTTATCGACAAGTCACCAATCGACTTGAAGACAAATTAACTGTACTCCAATCTAAAATTGAAGTAATTGAGAAGAACGGTAATTTAACTCCTGAGAATGTAAGAAAATTAGCTGTTTGGGGAAGTTTACTCAATCAAATTGAGGATGAAATTACTAAGTATGGTGGTTATGTTGCTACTCAAAATAAAGTAGCTGCTCAATCAACCATTGATATGGCAAGTAAGCACAGTAAACTTTTAACTCAAACTTACTTTAATGATAACCCGAATCTAGTTAAAGCATTCAATGCTAGTTGGGACGTACTTCCTTCTGAATCAATTGAAACACTTGTTGGGTTTCTTAGGCCAGATTCAGAATTGACTAGAGGACTTGAACGTACCATTGGACAATCAGCAACACAGAATTTTAGTGATAAGTTGATTGAAGGTGTATCACTTGGGTATGGTTCAAAGAAGATTAATTCACTGATTAATCAAACTCTTGCTGAACCTTTAACTTGGAGTATCAACACTGTTAGAACTACTCAAAATTATGCTTATCGTGAAACCACAAGAGCAAACTATATCAATAACTCAGAAATAGTTGGTGGGTGGAAATGGTATGCAGCACTTGACGGTAGAGTTTGTTTAAGTTGTGTTAATCAACATGGTAGAGACTTTCCAACTAATGCTAGATTGAATGATCATCATCAGGGAAGATGTACACAAATTCCCTTGATTGATAAACCCGAAAGATTTGGTTTAAAATCTCCTGAAGTTGAGTTAGGAGAACAATGGTTTAACAAATTACCTAAACCAGAACAAGTTGAAAGAATGGGTAAGACTAAATATGCTGCATACAGGGCAGGAGAATTTAAATTTGATGAATTATCGGAGCAATATCAAAACGATACTTTTGGAGAAATGTTAAAAGAAGCTTCACTTAGAACAATTCTGGGGGAAAGGGCTTACAGGTATTATTCAACGTGATTAAAAAGGATTTTAATAAGGATTTTCAAAATGACACATGAATGTAAATGGAATGAAGAAAAGAAATGTTGGCGATTGGTGCACCCTGATACGGGAGATTTTATTGCAGAGTTTTACCCTGTCACCAATCAGTTAGTTGCAACTAAGCATCGTAAAACTGCTGTAATTCCTCTTGATTGTTATACAAAAGACGGAATCGAATTACCCTATGTGGTTAAAATCAATGAATGAACAGATTATAACTGCTTCAGCCAATAAACAACCTTTACAGATGACTTATTCAGAGCTACAAAAAGCTTTAGTACCATACTGTAAAGGTAAGAAACCCTTGTTGGATATGATTACAGACTTATGGAAAGCTTCAACACCAACACCCAATTATAAGAAGCTTGAATTAATTAAAATCATTCATCCAAAACTATTTGAACAATTTACAAGACTTGTAGCGAAAGAGAACGGCTAAATGGAAGATAATCAAACTCAAACTGAAGAAACTACTTCTAAAACAGGTGATACCTCTACCGTAACTGAGGGTGAGAAGTACTTTACTCAAGATGAGGTTAATAAAATTGTAGCTAAACGTGCTAAGGAAGTCAAAAATCAATACAAAGATTATGACGATCTAAAGCAAAAAGTAACAACTTATGAAGACCGTTTGAAAGCTCTTGAAACTGCAAAGAAAGAAGTTGAAAAGAAGTACACAGAAGAAACTTTTAACTTTGCTCTTGAATCAGCAGCTAAGGAATTGAATCTAGACCCTGAGATTGCTTCAAAGCTTTTAGACCGTGACAAGATTATTGTTCAAGATGAAAAGCCAAGTAATTTGAAAGAACTACTTCAAGCTTTGATTGAGAAACATCCTAATCTAGTCAAGAAACAAGTTGTTACACCAGTAATCGAAACACCTAAAACAAATGAGCAAAAATATAGTTTGCATAAACAACCAAAATCAAGCTTTTTTAATGGAAGTGGGTTACGAACTCACTTTGCAAAGGATTCTTAAACAATGGCTATTACTACCACTGCGGATCTAAATGGTCTGTATAATGAAATTTATGAACGTGCTTTGTTTGTTGCTCGAGAGGCAAATTTGATGTTAGGTCTTGTTAGTCAGTATTCTGCTAACAACTTTTTCACCCGACACTTTACTATCCGACCAACTTTGACGATTGAAAACGCTACAGAAGGTGTTGACTATACTAACGCACAGTCGTTCGGTAAGACTGAACTTGGTACCTTGACTCCTGCTGAAAAGATGGGCCAGTATGTGATTACTGACATTGAAATGATGAATGACCCAGACGGTACTATGCAGGATGCAAGTCAGGAAATTGGGGCTGCTATGGCTGCTAAGATTGATACTGATTTGACTGCTTTGTTTAGTAGCTTTACCACTGATAAAGGGACTGGTGCGGGTAATAGTGCTACGTTGTCTAGTATTGCGGCTGGTATCTCTGTTCTACGTAATCGTTTTGCGTTGAATGATGGGCCAATTAATGTTGTTCTGGCGCCCTACCATTGGCATGATTTATGGATTTTGCTTGGTCAACCTACTGCTAATCAAGCTTTGCTTGGTGACGTAGCCAATCAGGCTTTACGTGATTATTTCGTAGGCAACTTTGTTGGTGCTCGTTGGTTCACTACTGCTAATATTGCTACTGATGCTAACAATGACGCTGTAAGCGGTATCTTTACCCAATCTGCTTTGGCTTTTGATTCTCGTATCGCTCCTTATATGGAAACTGAGCGAGACGCTAGTTTACGGGCGACCGAAGTCAATTTGATCGCTGGCTATGCGGTTGGACTCGGCAAACGGCCAACTTTTGGCGTAAAATATACCGCTGACCATACAGAACCCACGTAAGATTTGACAAAAAACTAGCCTTAATTTAAAATTACTTGTATCTATGTTCAACTAATTTTAAATAGAAGGGATTTTTATGGGTAGAAGAATTGACCTTTCAGGTAAAGTCTTTGGTAAACTAAAAGTTATAGAATTATCCCATAGTCATGACGGCAATTTATATTGGTCTTGTCTGTGCGAATGTGGTAAAGAAAGTATTGTAGCAGGCCATGCCTTAAAGCGTGAAAATGGCACAAAGTCTTGTGGTTGTATAAGTAGAGAATTACACTCAATACCAGATGACCTTAAAGGTAAAAAGTTTGGTAAACTTACTGTAAAAGAATTTGTAGAAACAAGAAACAGAAATGCTTACTGGCTATGCAAGTGCTCTTGCGGTAACGAAAAAGTTATTTCTAGTTGTTCTTTAAAAGCAGGTCACACTAAGTCTTGTGGGTGTATTTTTAAAGAAACGATGAAAGGTAGTAATAATCCTGCTTGGAAAGGCGGTATTACTCCTGAGTATCGTAAAGCTAGAAAGATACCAAATTATATAGCATGGCGTAAAGCAGTATTTAAAAGGGACAATTACACTTGCCAAAAGTGTAAAAAACGTGGAACTACTTTACATGCTCATCACATTCGCTCTTTTGCTTCTAACCCAAAACTACGCACAGACTTAAATAATGGGATTTGTTTATGTGAACATTGTCACCTGTCATTTCACCAAAGATATGGCAAATTAGACAATAATAAACGTCAACTTAACTCATTCATGAAACTAAAAATTTAACGTTAAAAAGAGGGTTTAGCCTACTTCAAATAATAAAGGATAAACCCTAAATGTTTGGCTCTCAGAACAAAAAAACTCTTGTCATTCCTCTGAACTACGATCCTGCTGCTGATGACGATATCTTTGCTTTCAAAGCTCCTTATAATCTCACAATCGAATCTGCTTCTTTCACTACTAATAACGCTGTAGCTGCTTCTACTGCCAATTACTTTGATTTGGCCTTGTACAACGGTGGTACTGCTGGTACTGCTACTGGTGCAATTGGAGGAACAATTGGTGGTACTATTGGATGGGATGCTTTAACTCCTAAAGACTTTACTGTGAGTAATGGTACTGTTACCACTAATCAAATTGTCTATCTTCGCTACAATGAGGAAGGTACTGGTACGTTTGCTGCTGGTGTATTGCAGATTAACTATCGTTAATTGAATCTATGAAAGGTGGTTTAGCACTTGAAAGAAAGTTTTGACAATGACTGTACGATCAGGAATGGTTGATTTAGTATCTCAATTCAGAAGCTATGTTCAAGAATCAGGTACAACTATCTTTTCTGATGATAGAGTACAACAGATTTTAGATTCAAATTCACAATATGTCTATCAAGATCCTCTAAGCTTCTTTCCTCAAAAATTAAACGGTAGTGTTGTTTATACTCAGTACTTCTCTGAATATCAATGGCTTGAAGGTACTGCAACTTCAACCAATAAGATTTATAACTCTAATGGAACTACTGTTACAAATTACTCTTCTGATTTTGTGTTGGGTAAATTCACTTTTGACAGTAATACTCAAGGTACTGTTTATTATCTAGACTCCAGAACTTATAACTTTTACAAAGCTGTTAGTGATGGTTGGAAAGAGAAAGCAAGTTACTACGCAGGGCAGTTTGATTTTACTGTTGAAGGACGTTCTTACAAGAAATCACAAGTAATTCAATCATGTTTGTCAATGGCTAAAGAATACGCTGCTAAAGGGTCAATTATTCAACACAGTTTAGATAGGGGTGATATATGCTAACCTCTACTGAATTAGCTTGGATGCGTAGTACTGAAAATCAAGCGATGGCTAGTACTGCTATCATTCTTTCACCTAATTATGAAGATGGTGCATTAGGTGAAACTGTAGAGACTTGGTTGATTGCAGGGACAGTTAATTGTGATATATGGCCCTTCAATCCTGAGAAGGAAAAGTCTTCAGGTAATCAGGAAATTTCAGAAGGAAGATTTTTCATTTCTTTTCCCTTTGATACTTCAGTAGGGGTAGAAAATAAAGTCACTGTTGATAATGTAATTTATGACATCACTTTTAGTCCTCTTCAACAATCTTGGCTAACTAATCTTCGATGTGAAGCTAGAAATTACAATGGGTCGCCTCTTACCGTTACTTTAGGAACAGCGTTATATCAATCTGGTATGGATCAATTAATCTCACTACTCACAGATATTAAAGGTTTGATGGTGACTAATTCTGTTAGTCAATTTGAAGTCAATGCAAGCACTTCAAATCAATTGCTGAAAGCTGCAAATAGTAACCGTACAGGATTACAAATTCACAATAACGGTACAGCTAACCTCTACATCAATCTTGGTACTGTAGCAGCTACAGACAATTACACTGATCGACCGATTGAAGCTAATGCTTATTGGGAAATGCCTTTCCCCATTTATATCGGTAACATTTATGGCATTTGGGATGCATCAAATGGTTATGCAACTATTACGGAATTCTCATAAATGCCTTATTTCCCACCACAACAAACAGCATTAGATATTTTAATAAAACTTAAAACTGTTGATGGTTCAGGAAGCGGTTTAGATGCTGATACTATTGATGGATTACATGCTAATGAATTATCAACAGTAGCAGCATTAAATGATTTAACTGATGTTGTTATTTCAAGTGTTAGTAGTGGACAAGTTCTAAAATACAACGGTACTAATTGGGTTAACGATTCTGATTTAGTTGGTTCAGGTGATGGTGAAACAGATCATGGTGCTTTGACTGGTTTGTCTGATGATGACCACTCACAGTATTTACTTGCTACAGGTTCTAGGACTGGTGCAACAGCTTCTAGACAAGTATTTACCTCTGGAATTACAACAGGTTCAATAAGACCCTCTAGCGATTCAACTACTGCATTGCAATTACAAAATGCAGCTGGTACAACGGTCGTTACGGTAGATACGACGAATGGAACGTCGATCATGCAATCAGGGTCGGCTGCATCGGTCGCACTGGTGGCACGCGGTGCGGTGGCACAAACAGCTGATATTCACCAGTGGCAAAATAGCGCAGCAATTGTTTTGAGTCGTATTACAAAAAACGGAAACCTGCAAATCGGTAGCCTGTCGGATAACGTCGGAATGGGGGTTGGCAAAACCATTGTATCTACAGATCTGCTAGGCGGTGGATATTTTGGGGTTTTATCAGCATTAACCTGCTCACTATCAAGCAATGCCAATACCATACAGGGGGTTAGGGCCATAGTTGCCAGTGGCGGATCCATGACGAACGGCTACATTTACGGCGCCGATTACGGTGTCGAACATGCTGGATCTGGGTCTGGGAATAATATCTACGCATTTCGTACTACCATTGGAGTATCCAATAGCGCAAGCAGTAGCGCGGCCTCTACGGCTGGGGCCACAGTTCAGGTATACTCGGCCAATTCATCTTATAACATGGGTACATTTTACGGATTTCGTCTTTTTGTCCAGTATGTTGGCAGCAAGGCGACTACAGCCTACGGACTGTACATGGATAGCGTTAGTAGCATCGGAAATACTGCGTACTCTATTTACACGAACGCTGGCGATGTGCGCCTGATGTCATCTAACAGCGACAAGATCGGTTTTCATGGCGTAACACCCGTTGCCCGTCAACTCCTGGCGACAGGGGCAGGCGCAACCGTTGACAATGTGATAACAGCATTGCAAAATCTTGGACTACTGAGGCAATCATAAATGACCCTCACACTGACCGACGTGACGGTACACATTTTTATTGTCGTATTGCTGGTGTAACAAAACAACTGGATAATTAATGGCTACAAAATTAAAACGTGTAACAAACATTATAGAAGCTTTTAATGATATTGTTCCAACTACTGAAAAAGTAGACGATATTTTAACTGCTTTTTCCTTCACCTATCGTATAGATGAAGAATTAACTAAAGTGCAACAAGCTTCTGAGTTTATTAAGCAATTACGTCAATTTACAAGACAAATCGTAAAAAATTATAAACAATCTACAGCAATCAAACAACTACTTGATAATTCAAATTTTGATATTGATTTAGGGGATGATTAATGGAATTAAATGATGAATTAGTAATGGAGTATTTGAAACAAAAGCAACAAAAAGAACTAGAAGAAGATAAAGCCTTAGTTGAAGAGCTAACTAAATTAGCCGCTTCAAAAGGTCGTCAAATCATTGCAGTAATTCAAACTCATCAAAACGGTTTAATTGCTAATGCGATTTGGGGAGTACAAAAATTATGAATTTTTTGATTAATGTTTATGAAATCTATATTCCTTTAATTCAAAACTAGTTTGAAAGGTAAAAGTTTAATCATGGAAAACAAGTTACGTATTCTTTATTCCAGCAATGCAATTTGGGCTAACAGTGGATACGGTATTCAAGGCCGTTCATTACTTCCACGTTTAGCAGATCTTGATACTGTTGGAGGCCGTGAGAACATTGCTCAGTTTGCTTGGTATGGTTTACAAGGTGGTATCCACCATTGGGAAGGATTTAAAATTTATCCTGCGGGTGTTGATGCTTATGGTAATGACATTATACAGGCTCATACAAAGAACTTTGGTGCTAATGTTGTGATTAGTTTGATTGATGCTTGGGTAATGGACAAGGTTGGAACCAAGATTAAACCTGCTTTATGGCTTCCCTGGTTGCCTATCGATCATGATCCAGTACCTCAAAAAGTTCTAGATTCAATTGCAGACGCTTACCTTCCTTTGACTTATGCAAAGTGGGGGCATGAGATGCTTAACAACGTGGGCATCAATAATTATTACATTCCCCACGGTATTGAACCTAGTATTTACAAGATTCTTCCACAAGAACAAGTAGAAGCATTCAAACGTCAATACTTAAAATTTGATGGTCACTTGACAATTATGGTAGCAGCTAATAAAGGCTATCCAGATCGAAAGAATTTCCAGGGTCAACTATCAGCATGGGCTAAGTTTGCTAAGAATAAACCAGATGCAAAGTTATACTTGCATACTGAGCCTACACCAATGTATCAGGGTTTGAATCTACCAAAGTTATGTGGTGAATTGGGTATTTCTGATAAGGTAATGTTTCCTGATCGATATGAATACTTCATTGGTTTACCTGCTGAATATCTTGCTTATATTTACAATTCAGCTAATGTTTTAATGGCTGCTGCAATGAGTGAAGGGTTTGGAATACCTATTATTGAGAGTCAAGCTTGTGGTACTCCTGTTATTGTAACTAATTTCAGTGCAATGCCTGAACTTGTACGGTATGGTGAAATTATCGATGTTGCTACAAAGGTATGGACACCACTAGAAGCTTTCCAAGCTGTACCAGACCAAAACCAGATTCAAGATGCTTTAGAAGACAATTATATTGAGTGGCTTGATAACGACAAACAAAAGAATTTTGAAGAGAGTTTTAAAGCTTCACAAGCAATTCACGCTGAATACTCTTGGGATTTGATTGTACAACAATATTGGAAACCACTATTTGAGAATCTCCATTCTAAAATCTTCAATCAAAAGCCTGTTTCATCTCCAATCAAAGCAGGAAAGGTTTTACCATGAATTGTTGTGTAGTCATTCCAACATTGAATGAAGCAGATTCGATTAAAGACCTTGTAGAGTTTTTTACTTTCAATGGTCTTTATATAGTTGTTGTAGATGATAACTCAAGTGATGAAACTAGAGAGTTAGCTCAGTATGCAGGAGCTTATGTAATTCATAATCAAGAAAGAAAGGGATTGAATAAGTCACTTTGGCAAGGAATTAACTTGGCTCTTGATAACGACTTTGATTATATTGCAACTGTTGATGCTGGTAGAAGTCATGATCCAAATCATTTATTCACAATGCTTGAATTGATCGATAATCATGATTTAGTTATTGGTTCAAGATTCTTGCCTTTCAGTGAATATGACAACACAAAAGGTAAATGGTACAGACCTTATCTTTCTAGGTTAGCAGCAAAACTTTGTAACCTTGCTCAACATGGAAGTAATTACACTGATTGGACAAGTGGTTATCGGGTGTACAGATCAAGTCTCCTGAACTCATTAAAGAAGTTTAGTTACAATGCAAAGATGCATCCTGTACAAATTGAAATGCTAGGTAGAGCTACACAATTAGGAGCTAAAGTTATTGAATACCCAATCTCCTATATTGCTGGTAAAACTTCCTTCAACAAATCAGTAGCTAATGAAGCTTTCAAGATCTGGTTACAACTTCTGAATCATTATCCAGCTAAACCAAAATATGTTGAAAGTGAGCTTATTTAATGAAGAAAATTTTATTTGGTTCTATTATTCGTGATGGTGAGAGTTATCTTCCACGTTATTACGATCAACTAAAAAGCTTGACAAAAGATTATGAAATTGGTCTAGCAATTTGTGAAGGTGATTCGTTAGATGATACTGGGGAAATGATTTACAGACTTCTTCCTAGTGAATTGGCTTTGTATTCTTATACCTATTCTCACAATGGCCCTAAGTTTGGCAGTGTAGACGTTTCAGAACGTTGGTTCAACATTGCTAAAACTTGGAATTACATGCTAGACAAAATTGACCTTAAGCTTGAAGAATACGATTATTTTTGTTATATGGAAGCTGATTTAATTTGGGATAAAGCTACAATTGATAAATTAGTTGAAGGAATGGAAGATTTTGACTGTGTAGCTCCAATGAGTATGTTAGGTGAAAATTGGTTTTATGACACCTGGGGCCATCGTTCAAATGGAATGAATTTTGCAGCAACCTATCCTTACCATCCTTACTTCAATGATTGTCTTAGATATATGCCTTTAGATTCAGCAGGTAGTTGTATTCTGATGAAGTCAGAAGTGGCAAAGAATTGTCGGTTGAGTTTAAAGGATGCAATGATCGGTCACGATATTATTAAAAAAGGCTATTCTTTTGTGCTAGATAAAACAGCGATTGTAAATCACCCATGAACAGTAGAGTAACCACTGATACAACTAGACTCAACAGATTGATCGAAAGAATACCAGGAAATAAACGTAAAGCAATCAAAGCAGTTGGTTTTAGAGTTGAGGCTTTAGCCAAAATGAAAGCTCCTGTTGATTTGGGTAATCTCCGTAATTCGATTTATGTCAGAACAAATGATGATAATTCTTTGCCTTCTGAAGCTACAGAAGAGCTACCAAGACCATCAACAGAAAATAGTGTAGTGGTTGGGCCTAGTGTTGAATATGGGATCTATCAAGAGCTTGGAACTAGTATCATGGACGCACAACCGTACATGCTACCTGCTTTAAGAGAAGTTGAAACAGAGTTAGAAGAAAGTTTCGGGGTTTTAATCAATGAATGACCTTTTACACGTTGGTAGCGCTTTGTATAATCACATCAAAAATAATGGTACGATTGATTGCTATTATCACAAAGCTAAACAATCCGCTTCTGTACCTTATTGTTTAGTGTATTTTATGTCTGCAAATGACGACTATACTTTCAATGATAAAGGGTTGAATGTTGATTACGTTGTAAAGGTCATCAGTGACAAAAACTTTCCTGAAGAGAGTATAAGGCTTTATGGTGATATTCACGAGCTTGTCCAAGATGTTAGTTTAACAATCCCTGGGTACAGTGTACTAAGAGTACGTAGGGAATCAATTTTACAATATGAAGATCAAATGCATTTTTGGAATGTAGGAGGATTATACAACTTTGATATATGGAAACAATGAAAGGTAATTTTTAATCATGGCTGCTTTTTCTGGTACTGCTGGTAGTGTCACTTGTCACACCGGTGGAACAATTTTAAGTGCAGGTATTGCCGAATGGTCTTTAGATGGTAGTATGTCACCAGTTGAAACAACTGAATTTGGTCAGGTATGGGATACTTACGTTCCCTCTGTACGTAATGCAACAGGTTCTTTTAGCGGTAATAAAGAACAAGCTGATAGTGGGCAAACTGCTTTGATGAACAGTTTTCTTGGTGGGTCTGCAATCATCTTGCGTCTGTATGAAAATGCTACTAAGTATTGGCTTGTTGGTACTGCTTATATTACTGGTATGTCACCAACTACAGGTGTCAAAGGTAAGGGAGAAATTTCCTTCAATTGGCAAGCTTCTGGGCCGGTTACTTATAACTAAAGGAGTCTAAAATGGCTGCTTTTAGTGGTACAGCAGGAAGTGTTACTGTTGGTGCAGGAGCACAGTTGATGATTGGAAACATTAGTGAATGGAGCTTAGACGCTTCAATGTCTCCTGTTGAATCAACTGTGTTCGGGGAAACTTGGGATTCTGCAATCCCTAGTGTTAGAAATGTTACTGTTTCTTTTAGTGGTAACTTGGATCGAGCAGATTCGGGGCAAGACTTATTAGATACACGATTTGAAACCCCCTCTTCTACCACGTTAAGATTGTGGGAAACTGCGGATAAATACTGGCTTTGTGTAGGTTTTATTACTGGTATATCCCCCACTATTTCTGTAAAGGGCAAAGGGGAAATGAGTTATAACTTTCAAGGTTCAGGCAGTGTTACTTACGTTTAAATCTAAAAAGAGGAATAATTTTAATGCTTAGTAAAATTGATTTTTTGAACGCTATTACAGGTAAACCCGTCAAAGTTACGATTGATGGAATTGAAGTAGAAATCCGTAGTCTTACAGTATTAGAGACTCAGGAATTGCAAGGTAAGCAAGAAATTGAAGCAGCTTTAGGTATGGTGGTAGCTGCTTTGGTTACTCCTAAACTTGAGAAGTCAGATATTGAAGCCTTGAAACAAGCTTCTCCTGGTTTCATCATGCGATTGACTAAGGAGATTAGTAAGCTATCAGGGATTGATTCAAGTGAGGATTCCCCTACGGGTGGGAATGGTTAAGCGTAATTTATAAAGGAGCTAAACTAGAACCTACTGCAAATTACTCTCTCTTTCAAATGGCAGAAGATAGAAGTACTTCAGTAGGTTCTATGCTACTTGGTCAAACCATTCCCCTAATGAATGCTGAATTGGTTTTGTATAACACTTTCAACACAGTAAAGGCTAGACTAGAGCAGCAACGATCTAAAGGTATGTAAAATGAAGTTAGCTAGTCTCTTTGTTGAAGTTGGTGCAAACGTAAATAATTTTGAAAGAGGCATGAAAAACGTCAGATCAGAAATTGATCAGACTAGTAAACATGCTTCTTTCTTTTCAAACGCTTTAAGTAATGCGATTGGCTATGGTATTGCTAATGCATCCACTAAAGCTATTTCAGGGTTAGGTAATCTTGCTAAATCTGTAATCTCAACAGGCATTGAATTTAATAACCTTGAACAAAATTCATCACTAGCATTTGAGACAATGTTGGGTAGTGTTGATAAGGCAAAGAACTTTCTAGGAGAATTGAAAACATTTGCAAAGAAGACTCCTTTTGAATTACCTGGTTTGATTGAATCTTCACAGCGATTACTTGCATTTGGGTTTGATGCTCAAAAAGTAATTCCAATGATGACTAACATTGGTGATGCTGTAGCAGGGTTAGGAGGTTCACCAGAGAAGTTAAACCGTGTCATCTTGGCATTTGGTCAAATCAAGGCTAAGGGAAAAGTAATGGCAGGGGAAATGATGCAACTTACTGAAGCTGGTATACCTGCTTGGGATATGCTTGCAAAGAAGATTGGTGTGTCAATCCCTGAAGCTATGAAAATGGGTGAAATGGGAATGATTGATGCTGATACCGCAATCACAGCAATCTTGGAAGGCATGAATTCTAAGTTTGGTGGATTGATGGGTAAGCAGTCTAAATCATGGTCTGGTATGCTCAGTAACATCAAAGATACATTTACCCAAGTTACTGGTCGTGTGATGAAACCATTCTTTGACTTAGGTCTAAAGGGCATGGAAAAGTTACTAGCCTTATTCGATTCTCCTATATTTGAGACGTTTGTTCAGAAGATGACTAAAGGTGCAAGCTTTGCAGCTAACTTCATTGGTAAGATTGGTAAAGGCTTTATAGGTCTTTTTACAGGTGATTTTAAATCCTTTTTTAATGGTTTGTTTGGTGGATTCGATAAACTCAATTCAATTGTTAGTAAGTACGAAAATAAACGATTTGGATGGTTGAGTAACTTTACTCCTAAAGAAGCTATTACAGCAATCAAAGGTTTTATCAATGACCTAAAATATGGTGGTCAATACATTGACTATTGGATTGGTCATATGCCTAGAATGTTGCAACCACTAGCAAAAGTGACAACCTACATTTACAAGTATCTAGCTGGTGAAGGTATTCAAAAGACTTTAAGTTCTTTGATGGGTGTATTCAAAACTTTAGGTTCTACTCTAGCCAAGTTGGTTAGACCATTTAAAGATGCTCTAGGGAGTTTGTTTAGTCAACTTTCTACAATGAAAAACTTAGGCTTTGCAGACATATTCAAAGCTGTGCTTGGAAGTATAGGTCAAGCTTTCATGGGTTTTGTGAAGGTAATCCAAGAGGAGTTTTGGCCTAGTATTAAAGGGGCTTTGGTTTGGGTATGGAATGCTTTGACCTCATTCATTACGAGTATTGACTGGCAAGGTGTATGGACTGGTATTACTACTGGTTTAGCTTCTATTGTTGGATACGTTTCAAGCATTGATTGGGCTAGTGTTTGGTCAACAATTTGGTCAAGCTTGAAAGCAATTGGTCAATGGTTTGCTGATAATGTAATACCACCAATCAGTAACTTTTTTACATGGTTACTTTCATGGTTTAGTGATCCTAGCAAGAATTCGCAATTATGGAATGCTGTTACAGCAACATGGACATTTATTACCGATTGGGCTAGTTACTTATGGAGTGCTATTAGTCCTTATCTTGGTAGCTTCTTTGGATACTTAGCTAGTTGGTTTACAGACCCTAGTAAACGACAAACTTTGTGGAATGCAGTCACAAGTACCTGGAATTTTATTACCGAATGGGCTAGTTATCTATGGTCTGTTACTTCTCCATACCTTAGCGGTTTCTTCAATTATCTTCTGTCATGGTTCACAGACCCAACAAAACGTGGTCAATTGTGGAATGGAATTGTAGCAACTTGGACATTTATTACTGATTGGTCTAAAGCAATTTGGAGTAATGTAAGCCCTTACTTAGCTCAGTTTTGGGGATGGTTATCAGGATGGATTACAGACCCATCTAAACGTAAACAATTATGGGATGGGATTGTTTCTACATGGGATGCAATCAAGTTATGGAGCGCTAACCTATGGGGATGGATCTATCCAAATATGCAAGCACTTTGGGCTAATCTAGAAGCATGGATTGATACTAATGCTCCTGACTTTGGTACTTGGTTAGATGCTTTTAAGAAATTCTCAACTGATTCCAAGAATCAATGGCAATCTGACTTTCCAGAGATTGTAAAGCAATTCAACTACTTAAAAGACACAATTATTACTGAAGTACCTAACATTATTTCTAGTCTTGATAATCTGTCTTCTAGATTTGGTGAGGGATGGAATTTTACCCCAGGTCAATGGTTTGCAGGTCTAGAAAGAGATTTAGCGGATCTAATTAAAATGGCTAGTAAAGTCATTGAAATTATAGATACCATGGTTGCCACTACGCAATCTGCTTTCAGTATGGATTGGTCTGGGTATGTAAACAATTCTGTTTTGTTTGGTCAAAAGTTAAGCGAGTTTGGTCAAATTTGGTCTGATAATCAAAATTGGTGGAATACACAACAAGCTAATAATAACCAACAGCCTGTAACCTTTCCTGGTGGGCATGCTAGAGGCGGTATTGCTAATGAGGGTAGAGTATTAGTTGGTGAGAAAGGGCCAGAACTTGTGGATTTACCAAAAGGTTCTAGAGTTTGGGATCATGGTCAATCAATGGGTAAGCTAGGTTCTGATACTGGTCAAACTGTAACAATCATCCTGAAGAATGAAGGTACATTACAGGCTAGTAGGCAAGTGATTGATGATATTGCGATTGCCTTGCAGAAGAGATTAAATTTGCAGGGTAATCGAGTGGTATTTGCGAGTTGAAATAAAAAAGCCTTTAGTTTTTTAGGCTAAAGGCTTTTAGTTGGGTATGCGGTTGTGGTGACAGACTAGTGCGGGCTATTCATTAATTATAACTTGACCATATTCCTTGATTTCATTTATAGTTTCACGTGCTTCAACTACTGACTTGCCAAGATAGGTAAGTTCGAGGCGCCCAAACTGGCGAAAGTGCCATCCACTTTGACCGGTATTGACAGCAAAGCCCTTGAAAATTTCCATAGCGTTTACGTCACCATCTTCATAGACTTCTTTGAGCATGTTTTTAATTGCGTTCATTGCGTTCATTGCGTTCATAATTTCCTTTTCTATTGCGATTTACTACACTTCAATCGCCTAACACCATTATAGCAAACTTCACAACACTTGTCAACACCCAATTTGCATGTATTTTCAAAAATACGTCAAAAATCATAGAGTAATTTAAAATTAGATACAAACATACCACAAGTTATTTTACGTTGAAATTTACCCATGATTTTTAAAAGTTCACTATCCAGAGCATTTTTCCAGTGTAATTTTACTTCGTAAAAGCATTTTTTAAAAAACAAGGCTAATAATGCCAGTCACTAACCACACAATTGCAGTAACAGTCAATGGGGTAGATAAAACAAGCTCACTAATTAAAGACAGCTTGTTTATCCGTCTTCAATTGAATAATACTTCTAACACTGCTGAACTAAAATTTAAAAACTTTGAGCCTGCTGAACGTGCTACAATTCAGATTTCAATCAATGGTACAGTTGTGTTTGGTGGTTTCATTATCAGGAAATCAGCCACAATTCTAGGTGTTAAGGGATCTACTGTAGTCAATTGGTCAGTTGAATGTAAAGATTGGTCAGAACTATTAGAGAGTGTAACAGTCAATGAAGAATTAACAGAATCTAGTGATTCTTCAATTGTTGCTTACCTATTTACTACTTACCTAGCTTCTTCTGGGTTTAACACGTCAACTGATGTGCGTACTTTAGACAATGATCTTGATATTACTTTCACTAATGTCTCACTTAGAGAAGCTTTAGACCAATTAGCTGAAAGAGTAGGGGCCAATTGGTACATCAAGCCAAACAAAAATATTTATTGGTTTAGTCCTTCCAATCCTGATACAGCATCATTCGGTATCTCATCTAGTCCTAATGATTCAACTACGTTTGGTTTTTTAAATAATTCACTATCCTATGACATTGACTCAAGTACAATTGTAAATCAAATCAAAATCATTGCAGGAGTCAAGTCAACAGGTACAAAGCAAACTGATTCATTTACAGGTGATGGGTCAAAGAAAACATTCACACTTTCACAAATACCAGACGCTATTGTGTATTGTGGCTATAATGATGGAATTGGTACGTACACTACGTATGGTTCATTTGTTGGTTTAGCTCCTCAAGATAAATTAGCAACTGAAGGAGGGTCTTATAGAGCAGTAATAGACCAAGCCAACAAGACAATCAAGCTTGAGGGGTCAACAGGTAATCCTCCTGCTAACGGTACAAGTATCACGGTTGTGTACTATTATAAAGAGCTTGTTGATTTAACGTATGATGACTTAGGGTCACAAGCTTTATTTGGTACGTATCCAATTTCTTTGATGAATCAGACATTTGGTTCTGAAGAGGAAGCAAGAAAGAAAGCTACAGCATTACTAGAACAGAACTCTAGAGGTAAATCAAAGATTGGGTTTGAAACAACTAAATATGGCTTGTTACCAGGACAATTGGTTACAGTAGACATCAGTGAATTGAGTCTTTCATCAGCACTAGCAAGTAGTAAACTATTGCTTGAAAGTGGTGATAAACTTCTTCTAGAGAACAGTGATGAGATTGTCTTAGAAGAGCATTCAATAGGCCAAACATTCTTAATTCAATCAATCAGCCTAACTCCTGTTGTCACTGATTCAAATGCATTCATGCTTGTTTGCAAGGTTGAAGCAGGTCAATATATTCCTGATATTGTTGACAGTCTAGCTAAGATTTCAACTCTCAAGTCAAACACATGTACACAAACTAATACACCAATTCAAACCAGACTAAGTAACATCTCTTCTGACATGGGAGAAGTCACACTTGGAAGAGCTACTTTCACTGATGGTGGTACAGCTAGATTTGGATGGGGTAATCCAGGTGGAGCTAGTGGTGTAGTTGTAGGTTTAGAAGATACCAATGGAAGCTATGGAGCTGTTTACATTTATGACAGTGGAACAGTCAAAGCAAAGCTTGGTAGGTTAGACGATCAACCTGCAATTGGTACTGTAACACCTTCAGGATGGGGTTTAGTTACTACCAACGGTTTCTTTTCAGGTTTAGTTTATGCTTCACAGCTTGAAGGTGGAACTGTTACAGGCTCACTAATTCAAGGTAATACAATCAATGGTGGTACGATCAATGGTTCTTATATTTCTGGTGGTACAGTAACAGGGATTTCATTGATTGGTAACACAATTGCAACAGGTACACCCCCAATCAATTCAAGTAATCCTGGTGTTTATATGGATAGTACAGGGTTATACGGTTATGGCAACTTAGGGTTAACTTTTAGGTTGTCTAGTGATCCTGCAATCAAACCTTATTTCAGCAGTGGAACAATCACAGAAGTAATTTACGAAGTAACCACTAATTCTATTATTAGAACAGGTGTTACAAATCCACGTGTGCAAATGGATAACAGTGGTATCTTTGGGTATGACTCAGGAGGTAATCTTCGCTTCTCCTTTGATACAGGTACAGGCTATCTACAAGCTACTAATGGTTCATTCAGTGG